GTTTAGACACATACAGATAATCAAACTGCGCTTGGCACTGCTCGAACGTGGACAATCTACTAAAAGACAAAGGCATTACTTTAGACATTTTTACCCTCTATTTTGCATCGCCATAACTTCTCCCTACACCAGTCTCACAAGCTACAGGTATTACATCTCTGCACCACTTAGGAGCCATAGATAGGCACTCTTCCATATACGCTCGTGCTTCAGTAAGTATTTCGTTCTTAACGATTGTGACTGCTTCATCATGTACTGACAACTTAATAGGCAACCGTTCATTGATACGTGCAGTCTGCCACATGACCACTAGCATCGCAGCGTGTTGCGATAAGTTCTCAACGATCTTAGGTCCGTAAATACGTACTCGCTGTCTGCCCATCTGGTACGTCCATTCTTTCGACTTGGATTCGTACTGTAGGTCTTTATAGACAACGCCGGGTTCACCCGGTCTGCCGAAGCCATCGTTCTGAGTTATGAACCAGCCGTTGACATCGACATGGATAAGACTACACCCATTTGCAATATCAGGCAAGATCACGTCATGACACCTACGCCATAAGTCCACAACCTGTGGGTGCACCTGCCTGTACAAGTCAACGATAGCGTGAGCACGGTTGATGTCAATCTCCTGCACCGATGGGTCAGACCTAGACGCTAGGCGTACCATCTCCTGAAAGCGTGGAGCACCAGCACCGTACTGCAGCCCAAGCATAGCGGTCTTACCTAAGAACCGTTCAGCCTTATCCGCTTTGGTAATCGCCCTACCGAATAACTTAGACGCGAAGTCGCAGTACAGGTCAGTGCCGTTACTCAGTTTATCTAGCACATCAGTCTGCCCTGCTAACGCCATCACAGTACGTAACTCAATGTTGGACGAGTCACCCACCAATACCGAGTAGCCCTCGGGGGCAAGCAATGCGTCACGTAGTCCCGCGCTGGGACCACGCGCAGGTAAGTTCTGCCAATTGACTTGGTTGCCACCAGAATACCGACCAGTTGTTTTCGCACCCCAGAAGTTCAGAAACACTGGCAACGGTCCACGCTTACTCATCGATACAAACTTCGCTGCCCTTGTCTCAGCAATGGTGGTCTTAACTCCTAGACGAGCGGCGACGAGTGCTTGCACCTGTGGGTCATGATGCTCTAACAAGTCGGTGAACTCTTTGTCTGACTTAGCTAAGGCTAGCGTAGACTTGCCCGTGGTCTTGCTTATCTTCATGGGTGGTGACACACCGAACTGCTCAAGCAACTGAGAGAAGAACGCGTTGGACATAATCGCATCACGCGTTGTGTTTGCACCAGCCAGTAACTCGTCCTTGCGATTAACTTCTTTCTCATATAAATCCTGCATCTTCTCTTGATCGCCAACGAACACAGGCTCAGTGAACATACGCACCGTCATATCAATCAGTCGAGTGTGTAGCGCAGGAGTGAACGGGTCCATGCGTTTGCCTAGCATTCTGCATAGGTCTGTGTCGTGCGAACAGTAGTCGCCGTAGTCGCGCAGTCCTTTGGCAGTGAACACTTTTCTTTGTAAACCTAGCGCGTTTATTACTGCTGTTCCTTTGTCGGGAAGGTTGAAGTGCTTGGCCATGTTGGCCAATGAATGAGAAGGCAGGTTGGGGTACAGCATTCTGGCTTGTGCAAGTGTGTCCATCCATAACTTAGGACGAATGCCAAACCGCTGCGTCAGTATGAAGCCATCGAACATGGTGTTGTGGCAACGCACAGCAGAGTTATCCCAGTCGAAGTTAGCCCATAACCAGTCATGGGTTTCATCAAACGTACCAGTAAACCACTGTGGTACATCGTCGTCTACAGCAACGCACACACCAATGACTTCAAACTTATCGTCGAGAATGTATTCATCTGTCTGCATCTTGGACAAAGAGTAATCCTTGTCGTAGTACGTCTCGAAATCGACTGTTAGTATTTTCACTTAATGACCTCTGCTTTTATTAGTTCTTTGGTTTCTTTATCGAAGTACAAACGCAAGTTAGATTTGTCATATATGAGCGCATGTAGCCCATCTTTTCTATATTCCATACGCGCTTCCCAAATAATTTCATTTGGGCTTATTCGATAGTCAGAGTCTGGGTTCCATGTAGGAGCAGCTGTGAACACCCACTTGTTATGACGTTTAGAGAACATTTCAATACTGGCTCCATCAGCCCATGCTTTTATTACGTCGGCGTGTTTGTGCTTAATCAATTTGCTTCCCCTTAATCAAGTCAATCATTTCTGAATATGCCGCTCGACTATGAGTATCAGTACGAGCAAACACCATCTCTTGTGCTACCTCATAAACCTGTGCCATGCGTCTGAGCATCTTCGCTGCTTCTATATCATCTTCGTCTCTAGGAAGAGTATCTAACTTAGCGGCGATACGATTAGCTTTACCTCGCACACTCATCGTAATCCTTTCGTTCTGCCAAAGATTCACAATAGAATTTTAGAGTATTAAATTTCATTTCATAGCAACGATCAAACTCCCAATCAATTTCTTTCTCTACTTCATGCCTATTAATTTCTATTTCTATATCTCTTTCAGCTAAACGCACAATTTGTCTAGCTCTTTCCATTGAAACTTCTAATATCTTTCCTATTTGTTTATATGTCATGCCTTCTTGTCTATACGCTAAGGCTGTCTTTCTACGTACTGCTACGGTGTTTAGCCTTTCTTTTTCAAAGCTCATTCGTAATCCTCCTTAGCCATGCGTCGAATATCTTCTATAGATAAATCAGTCCTGTCGTATATAGACAATATAAGTCTAGGACTTATGTATAGCCTGTCATTCCTAAGTTGGCTTATCTGTGACTCTGAAGAGAACAACATCTCAGCTAACTGTGTGTCGCTTTTGAGTTTATATCTTTTCATGATGTACGCAAAAAGTTTTTTCTCCTTCAGCGTATGCCTGAATTTAGTATTTAGTTCTATATCTTTATTTAACACGCTGTCTATCTTTGCAGTGCTAGCGAGACGTTTAGTCATATCTTTTTCCCTCCGCATATTCTGTTCTTCGCTTCTTTGATGTTAGTTTGGAATAGCCATGCAGAACATACGCTATCTTTTTCTTTGTCCGTAACATACTTCTTGGCCAGAACTAATCCATCAGACACGCCGTCAAGGTATGTGTCTTCGAGCTTTGATCTGTATACGTAAGTGAGTGAGAACGTAGTAATTAACTGCAGCAGTATCACGTATCTTAGTCGCATGATTCGTCCCACACCATGAGTATATACAACACGATGCCGTAGGCCATAACTGAAAATCCTGCTGCCATTAAAATTATTGACCAGTGAAATATAGTCATAACTTACTCTCCTTTAAATACATCATCATCTCCGCATTTAATTTTGCTTGCGCCCACTTTTGTGGACCTGCTAACTGCATCAAGGCTAATGAGAACTGCACGAAGTTATGCAGCTTCTCAAGCTCTTCTTCATCTACCTTACCGTTGCGTATACTTTCCATCACTTGCATGACACCGATGCGGTTGCCGTTGATGACTGCTTCCCAATCGAAATCAATTTTCTTTGGCTTTGGCATGTTTAGCTTTCAGTTCTTTAGGTATCTTAGGCTTTGGACACCAACCAATGCAAGTGTCATCCCACACACCGATCACACATACATTACCGGGATTCAATAGCAACATACTCGTACCTCGTGGTGGTGGGTCAACGTCAGGATCACGGAAATAGAGCTGGTCGGTGGTGGCTTGTTGAAACTTATCCATTCTTTTCTTTCAGCTTGGCTTCTATGGATTCGGCCATTTTTAAAAAATCAGATGAACTCCATGCGGCAAGTTCTCTTTCAGCATCCGTCAGCCCAACCCATTCACGCTGTGGTGGTGCGGTGTAAAGTGGGGTGTGTTTGGCAAAAGGTATATCTGTAGGGAAAAAATCAACCCCTTTGCTTGTGAACCCTGCGCCGTTATACACGTCCCACATCCACGCTACCGGCTTCGGTTCAGGTTGCGCTAATGCTGCGACAATCTTGTTTGTTACAAACCCTTCCCAATGCTGCCCTTCTGGCGGCTGCTCGTCTGAACAAAGAATGTCGTAGATTATTTTTTCTGTATTAATCATGCCGCCCTCCGATATAACTTGTACATAATCTTTTTAACGTCAGCAACCCTACCTGAGCGATTCATATAGATACTTTCGGTCTTACGTTCAGCGCAGGGTTTGCATATCCATCGACCGCTTACTCTCGTCTTACGAAAGACACCACCCTCGATGTCCCTCGTACATTGGCAACTGGTGCAGAATTTAGTCATGAGTCCAGTCCTTAACGTACCTTCGTGGGTTAAAAAACACCTGCACTATTGGAGCCATGCCTGTTATCTCTGGAGTCCAGTGGCGTACAGTTAGCGTATCGGCTTCTTTGTCGTACTGAAAATAGAATTCATTATCTTTGTCATCGCAAAAATCAAAACGCTCGTTCTCTCGGTCATATACTGAGTGCATTACGTTCATAGTCCACCCCACAGCGCCCATTCTTTCGCTTTTTCCGCCATCCACAGAGCATCCATGCGACTTATTTTTGACGAGCGTATAAATAATTCACCATCATCGTTATATCCAATAATCAACACATCAGTAAGCGGCTCTTTCAAAGCAGACTGCAATGCCTGTTCTGGCGTGTAACTCGTCGATGCTGGTAGCGTTACTACGTTTTGGTTATTCATCCCTCCCCCTTGTGCGAATCCATGAAGCAAAAGCGAAAACAAAAACTCCTAGGGCTACCATTCCCCCACCAACAAAGAAATATAATAAATCCTTCATATTATCTCCTCAACTTTTTCAAAACCCATCGAAACAAAATGAGCATTGCTATAGGGTCGGCTGGGTAAATCATATCTTCCTCTGACAAGTAAATGCCTGTGTGTCAACGCGAAATGCTCCTGCGTACTTGCAGTCGCCGATGATTCGTATCTCGGTTTGCACTTGGCCGATACTTATACCTACGAAGAACATAATCACAACAATTAATGATTTTGCCCACAGTCCTTGAAGCCATGTAAAGAATTTTTTGTAGTCGATGGTTTCGATTATCAATTGCCGCTCCTATGATAGTTGTTAATCCCATGGGATTAATATGCGGGGCGGAACATCACAGTCCCAACCACTTCGCCCTTGTGAATGATCTCGTACTCTTTATCTACGTGTGTTGCACCGTTACGTCCCATGTCGCTTAACATCACAGTAAGCGACCGACCCAGTGTAGACACATAGATAACCCGTGCGTTATCGTCAACAGTCAACCAGTCGTTGTCCTTGTCGATGTTAACGCCGAGTTCCTCGAATCCACGAACGAGCTTGCTCTCTACACGAACCAAACGGTTCATAACTTCTCGTTCAAATGATGCCATGATTTTCTCCAGTGATTAAAGTGGTACGTCCACGCGTGTGCCGAACGGTGGCTCAGGATGGTAGCGTCCGATGTCAGCCCATATTACTGGGAAGCCGGGGTCAGTACACTCAGCAAGATCACCTTCCATGTCAGTGAAATAGATCATGCCGCAGTAGTGCTCACCTGATTGCATGACGTGCTCGAACACAGGCTCGAAGCGTGTGCCGCCGCCACCCTTGGGTTTTAACTGTAACATCTCGTCGCGCTCGAAACGCTGAACACCAGCAACATCGTAGTCGCAGTAGATAACCTCAACGAATGATGGCTGTAGATCGTCGATGATGGCTTGTAGCTCGGCAGCGATCTGATTGCACTCGTTCGGACCCATAGAC